CTACCAGCACACCGACGGCATCAACGCCTGCCGCGGCTCGGGGATATCCGGCCACGCGCCTTTCGCCAGTTCGTCGCTCAACGTCTTCTCCCAACGCGTCTTGATCGAGCCGTAAGTGCTGGAGAGCAGATCCACGGTACTGACGCCGACCGCGGCCCAGTACACGGCGGGATGCGACCAAATGCCGATCTCGCCGCGCTTGCGGGCGGACATGCCGCGCACCGCTTCGTGGTACGCCACCTCCGGCGCCATCCAGGGGCAGCACAGCTTCACGAACTCCGGCAGCGTGGGCGGCCATTCACGGGTCATGCAGGCAACCAGACCGTGGCGCACTTGGGCCTCATCGAGGCAGGCCAGCTTCTGATTCCAGGAGTCCTTCAACTCGCGGGGCGTAAGGCCTTCCCACTGCTGGGCGAACTTGGCGCCGTACAGCAGGTGCATCTCGTTCACCACGAGAGCGCCCAAACCGGTCTGAGCGTTAGCTACTTGCATCGATCACCCCCATGTCAATTTCCCTTCGTTCCTGGCCCTCAGCCAGCACATCCCGCAACTCGGATGACCACGCGGACCGCCGCTGTGCCGCGGGAGGCGGGCTGGCGCGCGCCTGCGCCCTCGGCGGGAAAAGCCCCTGGTAGCCCCCGGCGATGCTGTTGGCGATCACAGCGCGCGGTTGATGGCCTTCGGTCAGGTAGCCAGCGAGCTGCTGCAGCTGACGCTTGGCGCCCTCCTCCGTGACCGGCTTCTTGCGGGCCTTCCGGTCGGCAACCCAGCTTTCCCAGTCTTCGCGGTCGAGCCAGTCGGGCAGCTCGATCGCAGAGGCGTCGAATCCTTGCCCCCGCTTGCGGGGGGTAGGGGGGATATCTTTCTCTTGGTTATGGTTCTGGTTCTGGTTAGTTGCACAGTCGTGGTTCGGCTGTTCAACAGGTGTTGAACGGGTGTTCAACGGTCGTTGCGTTTTTTGGGCTCTTTTTGCCGCACTGGCCTTCCCCGCGGCCGATTTCGCCTCGCGCTGGGCGTGATACTTCTCGATTTCGGAATCGCAGCGCGAATGGCGCCATCCCTCGTCGGTTTCTGTGAAGAACTCGTTCAACACCTGTTCAACAGCTGTTCGTTCTTCGTTGGAACGAGCGATAAGCAGGCGGCACAGGACATCCAAGTCCAGGGTCAGAGGTGCCTCGGTGTCGTAGTACAGGTCGAGCATGTCGCGGTACACCGACCGCTCAAGGCGCGTGAGGTGCCTTGTGGCGCTGTTGAAGTCGCCGATGTGGTGGGGGTAGTAGTTCATGCGTGCTCCAGCATCCCCGCCGCGCGCAGCGCGCCGTCGGGGACCTCCAAGCCTTGGGACTGCAGTTGTTCAATGCACCAGACCAGAAGGTCGCGTTGGCGGCCATACCGGGATTCGAAACGGGCCTTCCACGGATGCACCGCGATGCGCCCAGGCGCGCCAGTGCCATCCTGATGGTTGCCGGCAGACAGCGGCAGGACGAGCCAGTGCGCATCCGGCTTGGTGCGCCCGTCGATGTGATGGATCGAGCACTGGCTGTCGAAGAAGCCATCCATGCGCGAGGCCACGCAGCCGACGTTCGTGGCCAGCAGATCCCAGAATCGCTTCTGCTCGGCGGTGGGGTTGCGGCCTTTCATTCGCCGAAGCCTCGCAAAACAATCTCCAGCATCTCGCTGGCGCGCGTCGGCGACAGGTGCGGCCACATGGTTTTCTGAGCGTGCGCGGTGCGCAGGAAAGCCACGGCGTCATCATGGAACTGCTCCATGTCGACCTGCTCCAGCTTCGCGTAGCTGATCGACCGCGGCACAGGAATGACACCGCCCTTCGGGCCCGGGTACCAGTCCACGAAACCGCTGCCCGTCTTGAGCCAGGCGCGGAACGCCTCGAATTCCTCAAAGCGGTCCTGAGCCTCAAACAGCGCCGACTCCAGCGCCATGTGCTTGCGGTGGTACCAGCCCGTGCGCTCTTTGTGCGTCGTGATGGACATCATCTCGCCCGGCTCCAGCCGAACGATCTGGTTCCACAGGCGGCGCCATTGCTTGCGGCCACGCTCACCCAGGCCGTCGACCATGCCGAAGATCAATCGGCGTGCGGCTTCCTTCTCCTGCTCGGAGGCTCGGACGGGCTGCTGACGGACCAGGGTGATATCGGCCATGTCAGTGCCTCCGGCTCTCGACCTTGGTGCGCAGGTATTCGTAGGTGAACAGCTCAAGCGCCTCGATGCGCTCCTTGCTGTAGACCATTGCCCCCACCGGCGCGAATTGCAGTCCCACGGCAGCCATCAAATGGCACACCTTGTCCAGATCGTCGGCGACGATCCGGTTGACGGTGCTGGCTGACGTGCCCATGAAATCCGCTGCACGAGCTTGCGTGAACAATGAAATTGCGCCGCCGATCTCGCTCCGAAGTCTTTCAGCGATCTTGCGGGTGCTTTCAACCTGGTCTGGCGATACTTCTTGCGTGCTCATCGAGTACTTCCTTATGAACAAAGAGCGAGGTGTGTTTCGTGACCGAAACGGAGAAGTTGTTGATCAATGCCCAGGACTTGGCCCGCCGGATCTTTGAGAACCCGAGCGAAAAGGCGGTCATGGATTTGTTTCAGGAGCTGTGTGCCGAGCGTGACCGCATGACGTGGGCAACGGACGGCCGCGAGAGCGCGACGGTGCATTGATCGATGGCCATGGCGTGCATAGAGGTGTCGCGAGCCGTTAAAATTCGCACTCTCAAATTCAGTGCCACCGCAAAGGGACATGAGCATGGACAAGCACGCCTTCTTCATCGATGCAGTCCGGAATCGGTTCATTGTTCAGCTCCATTACGAGGCGTTTTCGCGCCCGGCAATTTTTGTCGAGCCGTATGCATATGGTTTGAAGGATGGAACACCCACTCTTTTCGTCTGGGATCGTTCGTACTCCGAATGGGATTGGGACAACGGCTGGCGATGGCTACGCCTGGACGACATCCTGAATCCGGGCCTGCACGGTGGCGTTTTTTCTGGCGGGCGCCGCGGTTACCGCCACGACAGCCGGCATCTCCAAGAGATCTACGCTCAGCTTTAACTGCCACGAGCGCGCGTGCGAGGCAGTCATGCATAGCGCGCACCCCCCTGATTCGTGTCCGTACCGATGGACAACTCTGGCCACGTCCTCCAAAAATCATCGGGACGAAGATCCTGGCGACGCATGAGACCGCCAGAAGCCAACTCGAGACCCATGCAGTTTTCCGGCGACGGCAGGCGACCTTTGTAGCGAGTGCGCCACTGTCGTATCTGCGCGTCGTTCTTGACGTCGTATCCAAGCTCAACCATGCGAGCGCGCAACTGCGCCACGCTGAGAGCGCCGGGGGAAGACAGGTATGAATTCAGGTCCATACGCGCATACTAGTAGCGTTTGCTACGTTTCGCAAGTAGCAAATGCACCCGTAGCGCGTGCTACTGTCCCGCGCATGAATGAGGTTGAGCTAAACGAGTTCAGGATGGGCCGTTTATCGGCCGCCGTGGACCACGTATCTAAAGGGAACAAGACCGACTTTGGCCGCCGCCTAGGCTACAAAGACGGGGCTTTCGTTCGTCAAATGCTTTCGGGAATTCGCCCGGTCACCGAGAAGACGGTGTGGGCAATCGAGGCAATGCCCGGCATGAAGGGATGGTTTGATGTCGAGGGCGTTGAGGCGCCTGCCGCCCCAGCCTCCCACGACAACGATTGGCCGTTCAAGACCATCACGGCCGCCGATGTCCGCGCGCTGCCCGCGGGCCAGCTCACAGCACTCGAGGGTGCGCTTGCGCTTGCCATCGCACAGCTGAAGATCGGTTTGAACGTTTCCCCGCCTCCCTCACCGGCGCCCGCTACAGTCATTCCGTTAGGTGGCCACAAGCCGGGCGGCCTAGTCGACATGGATCATGCTGACGATCCATTCCCAATGCGCGTCGCTGGCCTGCCACCCGCGCCATGGGACGGCGGAAAGACGACCAAACAAATGGAGCGTGAAGCTCACGGTCTACGTATCAGTCAGGCTGTCAACGTGGGGCATGTTGAAGATTCTGGGTATTCGGCGAACGACCATGAATTCGTGCCGATCCCGGAACTTGACGTGCGCATGGCTGCGGGCAAGCTCGGGATCGAGAACTACCAAGAGACAGAGATAGGTCAGATTCTGCTGCGGAGGTCGTTCCTCGAGTCGTTCAAACGTCCGATCAAGCGAATGAAGATTTGCTACGGCAACGGTTTCAGCATGGAGCCGGTGATCCGACACCGCAACCCCATGCTGGTGGACATTCACCCCGTGGAACTTGATGAGGTGCAGCCGCGTTTCGTCTACGCAATCAACCGCGGCGGCGAAATGATCGTCAAGTGCCTCGAGCGATGGAAAGATGGGACGTGGATGGCGATTTCAACCAATCTCGACCCGGAATACCACCCCTTCCCTCTATCGACCGATGACGGCCGCGAGGTTCGTATCATCGGTACGGTTCTCTGGTCCCCCTACGATCTTCGGAATGGCGTGGATGAGCGGCTGTTGCTGGGCTGGCGCTAGACTGCGGGAAGATGCGGAAGACCGGTGGATCCGGTGCTTAGGCGTCCGCATCAAGTGAGAACTAGGCTCGTCGCTGCAGCATTCCTCGCGCTATTTGCATTCGGAACACGCGCGGATGCCGAACCCGACTTACTCGAAAAATGGAGGCGTCCGTGACGCTTTTCTTTGGTATCCGCGCGACGGCCAGAAAGTCCCAGGCTGCGGTGCTCGTACAAAACTTGCTTGAAGTATGCGCTAAGGAGTCCGACCTCGGGGCCCGCCCGGCAGACCTGGCGAACAAACTCGTCGGGATTACTTGGGATCGAAACCCGCAATGGTTCGGCCCTAACAGACCGCTACCGAATAAATTTGTGCTCGCGGCTTGCGCCTTTTCTTCTGGCGCGAATGCAATGGCCCAGATGCAAAGCAGGAGCACAGAACTTGCAATGATGGTCTGTCTGGGGGAGCTGCTGAAAGAAATATCCATGCAACGTGAGTTCAACAATCTGCGGCTGAGTGCCCTAGACCTGTATTTGGTAGAAATGGTCACCGAGCATATGGCTGCGGTGACCGCTTAGCGGCGAACCGCCTGTTTATAGCGGCGTCACAACTTATCGGCGCTTATCACGAGGAGCTTAAGTGGCATTCATCCGCAGATTATTCTGTTTGAAGGCGATCATTGCTGTCGGCGTTGCTGCAGTTTGGTCCGCTCCGGTTCACTCACAGGAACGGGAGGTAAGTGAGTTCTCCAAGAGCAAATCGCACAAGTATCAGTTGTCGGCGCAAGAGTTCAACCTGTTCTCGTCCCTGGTGGACAACGAAATTGAAAGTTTTTCCGGCGGTGGTCAAACACTTATCAGCCGAGCGTTGAACATTAAGGACGTCACGAGCAACGATCTTGCCAAAGCCTACCGCGCGAACGAAGTGGCCGGTGATCGTGACTTCAAACGTAAGACGCTTTTCGTTTCCGGGAAAGTTGATCGCATCGGATCCGGCATCGGCGACACACCCTATTTCGTCATGGGTCAAGGAATCGACGCACCCCAGGCCCACATTGCCGACGAAGCGTT